ATGGCCGCGTCCATGACTGAAACGCCCACCGCCCCCGCCACGGTTGATCTGCTGGCGAAGTTCGATCCGATCATTCAGACCCGCGAGGCGCTGCTCGCTGCCGGGGTAGAAGACCCGTTCAACCTGGTGATGGAACAGGTGCTTTCCCCCACCCGCGCGATCTGCAACGGGCGCGATACGATCCTGCTGGGCACCTATAACTACATGGGCATGACCTTCGACGATGATGTCATCGCGGCGGGTAAGGCAGCGATGGAGGATTTCGGCGCGGGCACCACCGGCAGCCGGGTGCTGAACGGCACCTTCCGCGATCACCGCGACGTCGAAGCCGCCTTGCGCGAATTCTACGCGATGGATCACGCGATGGTGTTTTCGACCGGGTATCAGGCGAACCTGGGCATTATCTCGACGCTGGCGGGCAAGGGCGATTACATCATCCTCGACATCGACAGCCACGCATCGATCTATGATGGCTGCGCGATGGGCAAGGCCGAAGTCGTGCCGTTCAAGCATAATGACATCGAAGCGATGGAAAAACGCCTCAAGCGCGTGCCCGAAGGCGCGGGCAAGCTGGTGGTGCTCGAAGGCGTCTATTCGATGATGGGCGATGTCGCCCCGCTGAAAGAGATGGTGCGCATCGCCAAGGAAAACGGCGCGATGGTGTTGGTGGACGAAGCGCACTCGATGGGCTTCATCGGGCAGCACGGGCGCGGCGTCGCCGAGGAACAAGGGGTGATCGACGATGTCGATTTCATCATCGGCACCTTTTCCAAATCGGTCGGCACGGTTGGCGGGTTCTGTGTGTCGAACCACCCGAAGTTCGAAGTGCTGCGGCTGGTGTGCCGCCCCTATGTCTTCACTGCGGCGTTGCCGCCGAGCGTGATGGCAAGTTCCGCCACCTCGATCCGCAAGCTGATGCATGGCGGGAACAAGCGTGCGCATCTGTGGGAGAACAGCCGCACGCTGCACCAGGGGCTGCGCGATCTCGGCTTCACGCTGGGCACAGACACCCCGCAAAGCGCGATCATCGCGGTGATCATGCCCGATCTGGAAAAGGGCGCGATGATGTGGGAGGCGCTGTTGAAGGAAGGCCTCTACGTCAACCTCGCCCGCCCGCCGGCAACCCCTGCGGGCATGACCCTGCTGCGCTGTTCGCTATGCGCCGAACATTCGGCCGAGCAGGTTACAACCATCCTCGGCATGTTCGAACGCGCGGGCAAGGCGATCGGGATCATTTAACCTATTTGGTTATTCATCTTGACATCGTGACGCTCTTTGGTTAGATAGGGGCATAGTCGACAAATAGCGATTCGCCAGCGGGCGGCCTTCCGGATGGAAGTGCCGCCTGTTTGCCGTTCGCAAAGGGAGATCTGCCCATGGCAAAACGCGGCCCTGCGCGAACCCGCGCCGATGATACCGCTACCCACCAGACCACCGATCGCCACTGGCGCACCCGCTTTATTGATTACCTTGCGATCAGCTCCAACGTCACCCGTTCCGCCGAATACGCTGGCATCGACGTCAGCCGCGCCTATCGCCTGCGCCGCGCCGACCCCGATTTTGCGCGGCAATGGCAGGTGGCGCTTGCCGAAGGGTATAGCCACCTTGAAATGGAAGTCCTGCGCCGCCTGCGCGAAGGCGACTTCAAGACCGGCGATGGCGAGAAATTCGATTTCGCCAACGCCATCCGACTGCTCGCTGCGCACCGCGATAGCGCCGCCAACGGGCAAAGCCGTGAACGCGATGTCAGCGCCGAAGAAGTGCGCGCGTCCATCGACAGCAAGATCGAGGAAATCCGGCGGCGCATGGTCAAGGCCAAACCCGGTGAGCCGCAGGCCTGATGTCCGCACCGTTCGAATGGATTGCCACAGCACCGCCTGAAGCACGGCGAAAGTTGGTCAGTCAGCTCAGCCAGAGGGAGAAAAACAGCTTTGCTTTCATCTGGCCCTATGCCGCCCGCCCTGAACAGCTGCCTCCGCCGGGCGACTGGCGGATCTGGATGACCATGGCCGGGCGCGGGTTTGGCAAGACCCGCGCGGGTGCCGAATGGGTGCGCATGATTGCCGACAGAAACCCCGATGCGCGGATCGCGCTGGTGTCCTCCTCACTGGCAGAGGCGCGCGCGGTGATGGTTGAGGGCGAAAGCGGCCTGCTGTCGATCTATCCACCCGCCGCCCAGCCCCGGTTTGAACCATCGCGCCGCCGCATCCGGTTTGCCAATGGTGCGCAGGCGCAACTGTTTTCCGCCGCCGAGCCGGAAAGCCTGCGCGGGCCGCAGCACAGCCACGCCTGGTGCGATGAAATCGGCAAGTGGCCGCTGGCGCATGAGCGCGCTACGCGCTGCTGGGATAATCTGCTGCTTGGCCTCAGGCTGGGGGATGATCCGCGCATTGCGGTCACCACCACCCCGCGCGCGGTGCCACTGGTGCAGCGGCTGATCGCGCAGATCGACAGCACGGGCGATGTCGCCATCAGCCGCGGGGCGACCAGCGCCAACGCCGCCAATTTGCCGCAGCGGTTTCTGGATGCGATCGCCAGCGAATTTGGCGGCACCCAGCTTGCCCGGCAGGAAATCGACGGAGAGCTGATCAAGGATATCGAAGGCGCATTATGGACACGCGCACTGCTCGAACAGGCGCGCGAACCCGGCGTCGCACCTGCACCTGTGCGGGTGGTGGTTGCGGTTGATCCGCCAGTATCGGCCACTGGCGATGAATGCGGGATCATTGTTGCCGCCTTGGGTGATGACGGCATTGCCCGCGTGCTCGCCGATTGTTCGGCAAGCGGCGCGGCGCCGGCCGAGTGGGCCAGAAAAGTCGCTGATGCCGCGCGCGAATGGAACGCCGACCGCGTCGTGGCAGAGGCCAATCAGGGCGGGGCGATGGTCGAAAGCGTGCTGCGCGCCGCTGACCGGGCGCTGCCGATCAGGCTGGTGCACGCCAGCCGCGGCAAAGTGGCCCGCGCAGAACCGGTGGCCGCGCTCTACGCCGCCGGGCGGGTGCGCCATGTCGGGATGTTCGCCCGGCTCGAAGACCAATTGTGCGGCCTGCTGGTCGGCGGAACCTACGCCGGCCCCGGCCGCAGCCCCGACCGCGCCGACGCGCTGGTGTGGGGGCTGAGCGAATTGATGCTGGGGCCAAACACCCGCCCCAGCGTGCGGCCAATCTGACGCACCGCGACCAAGACAAAGGAAATCCGATGGCATTGCTCGACACTTTCCTTTCCGCCTTCAAGGGCGGGGAGCACACCCGCGTGCCGCTGGCGCCCGGCATGATGCAGGGGTGGCACCCGGCGTTTGCGGCTGGGCCTGGGCCGCGCAGCTATGATTATACCCGTGCGATTGGCGAAGGCTTTCTGGCCAACCCGATTGCCCAGCGATCGGTCAGGATCGTGGCCGAGGCGGTGGGGCAAGCCCCGCTCGCCTGCAACGATCCGCGCCTCGCCGCGCTCGTCACCGCTACCAGCGCCGGGCAATCGCTGATCGAAACGCTCGCCGCGCAATTGCTGCTGCATGGCAATGGCTATGTGCAGATCCTGAAGGATGCGAGCGGCACGCCGGTGGAACTGTTCGCGCTGCGGCCCGAACGGGTGAAGGTGGCAACCGGGCCGGATGGCTGGCCGTGCGGCTATGATTACACGGTCAATAATCGCACCACGCGCATCGCGGTCGAGGATGACGATGGCTGGCCGGGGATCATCGCGATCCGGACGATGCATCCGCTTGACGATCACTGCGGCGCAGGAGCGCTGGAAGCGGCGTGGCAGGCGGTGTTGATCCACAATGCCGCAACCCACTGGAACCGCGCGCTGCTGGAAAACGCGGCACGGCCATCGGGCGCGCTGGTTTACGAGCCGGGGGATGGCACGAGCCTCGCGCATGAACAGTTCGAACGGTTGAAGCGAGAGCTGGATATCGCCTTTTCGGGCGCGGCCAATGCGGGGCGTCCGATGCTGCTCGACGGCGGACTCAAATGGCAGAGCATGGCGCTGACCCCGGCGGACATGGATTTCGCGACGCTCAAAAGCGCAGCGGCGCGCGATATTGCGTTGGCGTTCGGAGTGCCCCCGATGCTGCTCGGCCTGCCGGGCGACAACACCTACGCCAATTACCGCGAGGCCAACCGCGCGTTGTGGCGGCTGACGCTGCTGCCGCTGGCGGAGAAACTTTTCGCCGCCCTGCGCGAAGGCCTCGCCCCGTGGTTCCCCGATGCCGAAATCGGGGTCGATCTCGACCGGGTCACCGCGCTGTCGGAAGACCGTGAGCGGTTGTGGTCGCAGGTGTCCGACGCCGATTTCCTGACCCGCGCTGAAAAGCGCCAGATGCTGGGCCTGAACCCCGAAGAACAGCCAGAGGAGAATGCCGCATGAGCCGCGCAGATGTGCTTGCCAGTCTGATGGTGCAGGCCCGCAATGACGGGGCGGCGCTGGTCACATTGCGCGCGATTGTCGAGGAATCGAGCGCGCTCGCCACCGACCGCGTGCTCGAACGGCTCGGGCTGGGCGATGCCGGGGCCGAGGGCGACCTGGTCGAACTGCGCGAGCTGCTGCGGGCGTGGCGCGATGCCAAGGCCAGCGCGTGGAAGGCGTTGATGGAATGGATCATTCGCGGCGCGCTGGCGCTGCTGCTGATCGGGATCGCCGTGCGAATTGGCGTGTGGGACCGGCTATGAACGCGCGGCCCATGCGCTTTGCCGGTTATGCCGCGCTGTTCGACATTCCCGATGCAGCGCGCGACACAATCCGGCGCGGGGCGTTTGCCAAGACGCTGGCGAGCCAGAATGCGCCCTTGCCGCTATACTGGCAGCACCGCCCCGATCAGCCGATCGGCGTGATCGAGCAGGTGTCAGAGGATGCCCGCGGCTTGCGGGTGATCGCCCGGATTGACCGGCCCGATAGCCGCGCGGCGATGCTGCTGGCGCAAGGCGCGGTAAGCGGCCTCAGCGTCGGCTTCCGCACCCGCGCGGCGCGGCAATCCGATAATGGGCGCGAACTGATCGAGATTGACCTGTTCGAAGTCAGCCTTGTCACCCACCCGCTGCAACATCGAGCCAGGGTGCACTTTGTGAGTTAGCCTCAAGCACCGGGTGGGGCCATCCCGCCACCTGGCTTTCCTTGCTCCCTCCGGTCGCTGCGGGCGGCCGGTTGGACTTGCGGTCGCTGAGCGACCGAATCCCGCACAACGCTAACACCACCGAACGGCCGCCACAGGGGCGGCCTTTTTTCTGCCCAACCGAAAGGCCACTGCCCCATGGAACATACCCAACCTGCGATGACCACCACCGATCCGCTGGACGCCAGCTTTGACATCATTGCCCGCCAGGATCAGGCCGATGCGGCCATCACCGGCCTTCGCACCGATGTCGACGAGGTGAAGTCGCGGCTCGACAAGGTCGCCCGCGCCGCCAGCCGCCCGGCGATGGGCGGCACCCCGGCGAGCGACGCTACCGAAGTCAAAGGCTTCGTCGATGGCTTTCTGCGCTTTGGACGTGAAACCGAACTCAAGTCGATCAGCGGCGCCACCCCCGGCGATGGCGGCTATGCCGTGCCGCGCCAGATCGATGCGGTGATTGCGTCGACGCTGGCCGAAATCAGCCCGATCCGCGCGATTGCGCAGGTGGTGCAGACCGGCACGTCCGGCTATCGCAAGCTGGTGGCGACCGGCGGCACCGCGTCAGGCTGGGTCAGCGAAGCCGCCCCGCGCCCTGAAACCGCAACGCCGCAATTCGCTGAAATCGCCCCGCCTTCAGGCGATCTCTACGCCAACCCGGCGGCGAGCCAGGGGATGCTGGATGATGCCGCATTCGATATCGAAACCTGGTTGGCAAGCGAGATCGCACTGGAATTTGCGCGCGCCGAAGGCACGGCATTCGTCAACGGAACCGGGATCAACCAGCCTGAAGGCTTCCTTGCCGCACCGACCGCCACCGCCGAAGACGGCGTGCGGGCATTCGGGACGATGCAGTATATCGGTTCGGGCAGCGCCGCCGGGTTCGATGCCGCACCTGATGCGCGACTGATCGACCTGATCCACTCGCTCAAATCAGGCCACCGTCAGGGCGCGGTGTTCGTGATGAATTCGTCAACCCTCGCCACCGTGCGCAAGCTCAAGACCGCCGACGGCGCGTTCCTGTGGCAGCCGGGCATGGTCGAAGGCCAGCCCGACCGCCTGCTGGGCTATCCGGTGATCGAGGCCGAGGATATGCCCGATGTCGCAGGCGGGGCCTTCCCGATCGCGTTCGGCAATTTCCGCCACGGCTATCTGATTGCCGAAAACGGCGCGACCCGGGTGCTGCGCGATCCGTTCACCAACAAGCCGTTCGTGCACTTCTACGCCACCAAGCGGGTCGGCGGCAAAGTGCTCGATTCCAACGCGATCAAGCTGCTGAAGATCGAAGCCTAAGCGTTAACTTAGGCTTCGTCTCTCCGGCAAGGTCGAGCCCCCCTTGCTCCCCTGCCGGTGTCTCGCGCCCGCATCGCTTCAGGCCCCCTTCCCGCCTGACCCAGCGATGCGGGCGCACTTTTTTTCGAACACAGATTTGGAGAACCCGCGATGGAGCGGACTATCTTGCAGCCAGCAGCGCTTGACGGCGCGGCGCTGGCGGAGCTCAAGCACTGGCTCGGGATCAGCCGCCCCAATGACGATGTTGCCCTGACAGGGCTGCTCGAAGCCAGCCTGACCATCTGCGAAGCCTTCACCGGCAAGATGCCGCTGGTGCAGACGGTCGAGGAAATCATCGCGCCGCACGCGGGGTGGCAGGAACTGGTATCGCGCCCGGTGCGCGAAATCGCCGGCGCGGCATGGATTGCCGCCGATGGCACACGTGAAGAATTGCCGCTGCCGACTGATGCGCTGGAGTGGCGCATCGCGGTGAGCGCCTGTGTGCAATTGCTGCGGCCGTTCGATGGGCGCGGGATCGCGTTGCAACTGGTGGTCGGGATTGCCGATGACTGGGAGAGCCTGCCCGCGTCGCTGCGGCACGGGATCATCCGTCTGGCGGCGCATCTTTATCGTGAGCGTGACCGCGAGGGCAAAGCGAGCGCGGCGGTGCCCGCCAGCGTTACCGCGCTGTGGCGGCCATGGCGCAGCGCGAGGCTGGCATGATCCGCGCTGCCGCGTCCAGCTCCCGGCTGGTGCAGCGCCTGCTTGCGCGGGCCGAACAGATCGCTGCCACCCGCGCCGCAGCACGCCGCCGGGAACGCCGCGCGCCGGGTTCGGAGTGGCGCTCTGCCAAAGCGCTGTGGCCCGATTTCACCGCCGATATCGCTTCAACCAACCGAACAGGGAATTGACGCCATGGAAAATGACCTGCGCGCCGCGCTGATCGCCTGGCTCAGGGCTGACCCCGCGCTCGCCGCGATCAATGCGATTGAGGAAGAATCCCCGCTCAGTGTCAGCCCGCCGTGGCTCGGTATCGCGGCGAGCGCCTCGATCGACTGGGGCACCAAAACCCGCACCGGGCGCGAAACCCGGATCGCACTCGAACTGGAAACCGTCACCGATCTCACCGCCGCCGACGCCCCCTTGCTCGCTGCGATTGAACGCCGGGTGCTCGCCCTGCCGCCGTTTCAGCTAGGGTTTGAACTCGCTTCAATTCGTTTCCTGCGTTCGCGCAGCGAAGCCCGCGTCGACAACCGCCGGGCTGCGCTCATCGAATTTCGTTTCCGCATCCTTGAACAAAATTAGGAGTTACGCCCATGCCCGCCCAATCCGGCGCCGCCTTCCTGCTCAAGATCACCGACGGGGCCTCGCCCCCCGTCTATCAGACCGTTGCAGGCCTCAGAACCACGCAGATGTCGATCAATGGCGACACAGTGGTCATCACCCACAAGGATTCGGGCGGCTGGCGCGACCTTTTGTCCGGCGCGGGCACCCGCTCGGTGTCGGTCAGCGCTGCCGGAATTTTCCTTGGCAGCGCTGCGGAAAGCGCGGTGCGCGGCCATGCGCTGGCCGGAACGCTCGACGATTATGAATTGTCGTTTGAGGATGGCGAGCGGCTGCGCGGGCGATTTCTGGTGCAACGGCTCGATTATGCCGGGGATTTCAACGGGGAGCGCAATTATACGCTCCAACTCGAAAGCTCCGGGCCGGTCGTGCCCGCATGACCGCCGCCGCCAATCCCTTGCGCGGCGAAAGCGTGCTGATGGTGGCCGGGGTCAGTTATGTGCTGCGCCCGACATTTGAAAGCCTGGTGCTGGCCGAAGCCGAGCTGGGATCGCTGTTCGCGCTGGTCGAACGCGCGGCGGCGGGCGCGCTGACCCTGACCGAGATGACCGCGCTGCTGTGGCATTGCTTGCCGCCGGAATCGCGGCCTGACCGTGCTGCCGTGGGCCAGGCGGTGGTGGCAATGGGGCTGGTGGCCGCCACCCAGCCGGTGCGCGCTGTGCTGGCGCAGGTGCTTCAGGGTGAGACGTGACATCGACCTTCGCCGCCTGCGCCGCGCGCGGGTGCAGCCTCTCGGCCCGGCTGCTCGGCTGGCGTCCGGGTGAATTCTGGAGCGCCACCCCGGCCGAATTGGCGATGGCGCTGGCCGCGCCTGATGACCCCACCTGCCCACCCCCACCCAGCCGCGAGATGATCGCCCGCATGATGGAGCGCGACGCTCATGAATGATGCTTTTGATGAATTGGTAATCGACGTGCGCGCCCGCACCGATGGCTTTGCCACCGATCTGGAAACAATGCGCCGTTCGCTCGATACGTCCTTGCTCGACGGGTTCGGGCGCGCGGGCAATGTGCTTGAAAACGGGCTGTTATCCGCACTGCGGCGCGGCAGTCTGGGGTTTGATGACCTGAAGCGCACTGCGTTCAATGCGCTCAACGAAATCGCCGCCCATGCCCTGCAATCGGGCATCAGCAACCTTTTCGGCGGTGCGGCCAGCGGCGGGGGCGGAGGTCTGGGAGGACTGATCAGCCAGTCACTCGGCGCGCTGTTCGGCCTGCCGGGCCGCGCGACTGGCGGCCCGGTCAGCCCTGGGCGGGCCTTCCTGGTGGGTGAGCGCGGGCCGGAAGTGTTCGTTCCCACCGCATCGGGCCGGATCGACAACGGCATAGCCGCACAGGGCCGCGATGTGCGGGTCGCCATTCAACTCGCTGTTCCGCGCGGGCTGGCGGCGCCTACCGCCATGCAGCGTTCATCCCGGCAAATCGCCAGCGCGGTGCGCCGCTCCTTGCAACAGGCCTGATCGGGGGAATTATCATGGCATTCTGGCTCGCACGCGAACGCCGCGCGCAGGAAAGCAGCTTTATCCAGCGGTTCGACCCACGGTTCTGGACAGTCAATTTCCCCCGGCCTGCGATGGCTTCGGTGGTGACGATCGCACCCGATGCGCTACGGGTGGATGTTGAACTGCACCACGCGGGCGAACTGGTCGGGCTGATCTGGGACAGCGTCGACACGCTCGATCACCCCCTGCTCGCCTACGAAACCGATCGCGATTATGCGCATACGACGCTCAGTTTTCGCTGGCAGTCCGAAGGCGTGATCGCGCTTGATCTGCCCAACGGACCAACGCTGACGATCGAAGGGCGCGATGCCGCCGGTACGCCCCGGACGTGGTTTGTAAGGCTGTGGAATTATGCGCAAGGCACCCCCACCGATGCCCGCATAACCCTGCCGTTCTCCGATCTTCAAGCGGGCTTTGGCCTGCCGGGCGAGCCTGTCCACCCCGGCGACATCGACCGCATGTTCATCTCGCTGGTCGCACCCGGCCACATTCCAGGTAGCACCGCACCGCTGCCCGCGCGTTTCAACGGTTCGGTGACCATGTCCGAAATCGTCGCCGACGGTGCCCGCGCCATGCTGGAGGTCGGCGATGTGCTGCTGCCGCCGCATGGCACAAGAATCGCGACGGCCTACGACGATGCCTTCAACCAGACCCCGGCCCGTCTGCTGCGCGCAGTGACCGGTCTCGGCTATCGTTCTGACCTCATCCACTATGTCGGCATGAGTCATTTCATGCGGCTCACGCAGCAGCCGGCTGGCAAGGTCAAGGTGACAACCGCAGGGGAGCTTAGTGCGCCAGCGGTTGCCTGGCACCGCAATTACTTCGAGCTTGCACTGGCCGGGAGCTTCGAAGTCATCGCCTCGCTCTCGTATGAGTTATTCGATGCCTATTGCCCGGATGCCTGGAAGCAGCGAACCGCGAGCGGTGCGCCTGCGCTGACCGGATGGGTGCCACCATCAACCTTGTTGTCTCCGGCAAATGCGCAAGCGATGGCATGGCTGACGAAAGTGGCCAGCGACATCGTGGCGCTGCTCAGGCAAGCAGGTCTGCCGGTTCGCTTTCAGATCGGCGAGCCGTGGTGGTGGGTAACATCAGCAGGAGAAATCTGCCTGTATGATGACGCAGCAAAGGCAGCATTTGGCGGCACGCCGCCGGTAATAACCGATGTCGGCGGCCCGCTGACCTTCGCGCAAACCGCCTTGCTCGATGATGCAGGCGTGCTGCTGGCGCAATCGACGGCGAATTTGACCGCCACCGTTCGCAATGCCGCGCAGGGGCCGTCAGAGGTGCTGCTTTTGACATTCACGCCGACCATTCTCGACCCGAACAGGCCTGAACTGTTTCGGGCGAACCTGCCATCCGGCTGGGCGGCACCGGCGTTCGACCGGCTGCAAATCGAAGACTACGACTGGCTGACCAGCGGAGCGGATGCGGCGCGGCGGGCGGCCTATGCCTTTGTCGATTCCTGGCTCGGCTACCCGCCGGCCCTTCAGGACTATCTCGCCGGTTTCGTGCTCGATCCTGCCGATTCCGAACTTTTCTGGCTGCGGATCGACAACGGGCTCGATGAAGCAGCCGAGCGCAACATCGCCCGCCGCTATGTCTGGGCGCTGCCGCAGGTCAACCGCGATGGCTACACCCGCCTCGCCCCATCCCCGGAGCAAGCCATGGACCCGTTCGACAACGTTCTTTACCCCTTCGCGCTGGGGCGCAATGCCTCGGTCGCACCGGAATTCTCGACCTCGATTGCAGTGACTGCGTCGGGCCATGAACGGCGCAATTCCTTGTGGTCGGATGCGCGGCTGCATTTCGATGTCGGCCCCGGTATTCGGTCAGAGGCGGAATTGTCCGAACTCGTCGCCTTCTTCCGCGCCCGGCGCGGTCCAGCGCGCGGATTCCGCATCATGGATCCGTTCGATCACAGCTCCAACGCGATGATCGGCACGCCTACGATGGTAGATCAGTTGATCGGGATTGGTGACGGCGCCACTGCGGATTTCCAGCTGATCAAGTCCTATGGAACAGTCGATCCGCAAGTGCGACCAATCACCCGGCCTCGTCCGGAAACGCTGCTGGTCAGCATCGGCGGCGGCGCGACCACTGGCTGGACTCTGGGCGAGAAAGGCGTGCTACGTTTCCTCGTCGCACCACCCGCCGGGGCAGAGGTGCGTGCTGGGTTCCTGTTCGATGTACCGGTGCGGTTTGCAGAAGACCGGCTTGACGTTTCAGCGGTCAACTTCGCTGCCGGGGAGGCGCCATCAATCCCGCTGATCGAACTGCGGGAGACGGCCTGATGCGGGTATTCTTCGACCGCGAGCTTGATACGGTCGCGACCTTCTGGCGCATTTATCGCCGTGATGGGGCCGCACTCGCCTTTACCAGCCACGACCGCGATCTGACCTTCGGCGGCATAACCCACCGCGCCGCGCCCGGCATGATCCCTGCCGCAATTCGCCTCACGGTAGAACTCAGCAATGACAGCGCCGAAGCACAAGGGGCACTGCACCATGATTCGATCCGCGCAGACGAGCTTGCCGCCGGCCTGTTCGATGAAGCCGCGATCGAAATCGGCGCGGTCGACTGGACGACGCTTGATCATTCCACTCTCTATTCAGGGCAAATTGGCCGGATCGACGACAATCAAACGCAGTTCACCGCCGAACTGCGATCAAACAAAAGCCTGCTCGAACGCGACCTGGTGCCGCGCACCAGCCCGACCTGCCGGGCCGAGTTCTGTGGCCGGGGATGCGGGCTTTCGGCGGTGGGTTTCACCACCTTCCGCTTGCTTGATGCGATTGACCCCGAATCGAACCGGGTGCGCTTTGCTGGCCTGATCGGGGAAAATTACGTCGACGGCAGATTGCGATTCCTGTCTGGGCCGCAGACTGGCCTTGGTTTCGGTATCATCGATGCGGTTGCGGACTGGCTCACACTCGATCGGCCGCTGGTGGCGGGAACCGCTACCGGCACCCGCGCTGAACTGCGCGAAGGATGCGATCATACCTTTGCCACCTGCGCGGGCCGGTTTGCCAATAGCATCAACTTCCGCGGTGAACCGTTCCTGCCGGGCAATGATCTGCTGTCGCGTTACGGCCAATCATGAACGGGCATGCCAGCGCAAGGCAAGGTGCGGCGCTGGTCGCTGCGGCAGCAACGCTAGCCGGCAGCCCGTTCCGGCTTCACGGACGCGACCCTGCAACCGGTCTCGATTGCGTCGGACTGGTGGTCGCAGCGCTATCCGCCACCGGAGCAACTCCGCGCGCGCCCAAAGGTTACGGCTTGCGCAACCTGTCGGTGGACCATTGGCTGCATTTTGCCGACCGATCGGGGCTGACTGCGTCGCCTGGCCCAATCCTCGCAGACGATGTGTTATTGATCGCGCTCAGCCATTGCCAGCATCATCTGGCCATCGCCGCGAGCGCGGCCAGCATCATTCATGCCCATGCCGGGTTGCGACAAGTGGTGCGGCAACCGCTTGATCCCGCTTGGCGGCTCCACATCAAGTGGCACCTCGCACAACAAATGGAAGGCTGATTTCATGGCAACATTGGTGCTTACAGCCATCGGGACCGCAGTTGGCGGGCCGATTGGCGGATCGATTGGCGCGTTGGTCGGTCAGCAGATAGACGGGCGCATTTTTGGCGGCGGCACCCGCCAAGGGCCCCGTCTGCGCGAAGTGACAATCAGCACGTCGAGCGATGGCCAGCCGATCGCACGCCACTTCGGGCGGATGCGAGTGCCCGGTTCGGTGATCTGGTCGACCGACCTGATTGAAAACAGGCGCAAGGAAAAGGGGCGCAAGGGCCAGCCATCGACTGTGACTTTCTCCTACACTGCCTCCTTCGCGGTTGCATTGTCCAGCACCCCGATTGCGCGGCTTGGGAGGGTCTGGGCCGATGGCAACCTGCTGCGCGGAAGTCTTGGCGACCTCAAGGCAGGCGGGAGCCTGCGCATCTACTGCGGCCACGGCGATGATCAGGTTGATCCGCTGATCGCTGCCGCCAAAAACGGTCAGGTGCCAGCCTTCCGCGACTGCGCCTATGTGGTGTTCGAAGATCTAGAACTGGGAGATTTTGGCAACCGTATCCCGGCACTTAGCTTCGAAATCTTTGCCGAAGGGGGCGATGACACGGTCTCTCTTGAACGGTTGGTGCCTGGTGCCGTGCCGGCTTCGACGCCGGTCATACTGGCCCACGCCCGGGGTTTTGCCGATGAAGGCGGACCGCTTGCCGCAAGTTTGGCAGCGATTGATCAGGTCATCCCGCTGATCTGCACATCGGGCAAAGGTGGCCCGATCATTGCCCCTCGGACGACTCCCGATGGCGAAATCATCGCTCTGCCCGCCCAACTCGCGCTGCGCGACAATGGCCAAGACGAAGCCCGGCACAAGCAGCGCTCAGGTGTCCCGACCCAGGAACCGGCGGCGCTGCGCTATTACGATGAAGATCGCGATTATCAGCCGGGCGTGCAGCGCGCGATCGGCACGCGGCGGGTGGGCCGCGAATTGATGGTTGATCTGCCCGCCACCATGAACGCGAGCGGAGCACGGCAGCTGGCCAATGACAGTGCCAATCGTGCACGCTGGCAGCACGAAACGGTGGTTTGGCGCACCAGCGAAATCGACCCGCGCCTATCCCCCGGCACCATCGTGCGCATTCCCGATGCTCCCGGATACTGGTTGTTGCGCACTTGGGAATGGCACGACCGCGGGATTGAGCTCGAATTGGAAAGGCTCGCACCCGGTCTCACAACGGCCCGCATCAGCGATCCCGGCGAGCCTTTGCCGCCGTCAGATCTGGTAATCCCGGATACGACGCTGGCCGCAATAGAAGTTCCGGCAGACGGCAATACCAATCCCGCTGCATCGCTGATTTTCGCAGCCGTTTCGGCCGAAAACAATGCTTGGCGCGGCGCCGCACTGTTTGCCGTTCAAGGCACCGCGATGGTCGATCTGGGCACCAGCGGATCACAGCGCGCCATTATTGGCACCCTTTTCGAACCACTGCCCCCTTCGCGGGCTTCGCTGTTCGAGCCAGAGGCCAAAGCCGTAATCGATCTTGTCGCAGACGATATCGCTTTTACCGAAACAAACATTGATGGCCTTGCCGCAGGGGCCAACCGTTTGCTGGTCGGCAGCGAAGTCATCCAGTTTGCGCGGGCTGTCCCCATGGGCAACCGTCGGTGGGAATTGTCGGGGTTGCTGCGCGGGCGTGGCGGCACTGAGCATTTCGCGGCGCAGGGCCATCCTGCGCAAACCCTCGCCGTGCTGCTTGATGATAGTCTGGTCGCGCTCGATCAGGAGCTTGTCCCACCGCTGCCGACCACGCGAATCGCGGCAATCGGGAGAGGCGATACCGAAACGGTGCTCGCCCCACTTGCCAACCCTGGCCTTTCGCGCCGTCCACCGTGCCCGGTTCACCCGCGTCGGCGGATCGATCCTGACCAGACCCGGCATTTCAGTTGGACCCGGCGCGCACGCGGGCAATGGCGCTGGGACAATGCGGTTGAGGTGCCACTGGTCGAAGAACGCGAGCTTTATCAAATCGGCTACGGCCCGACCGCCGCGCCGTATGTCACATGGACGCGTAGCGAGCCGTGGCTGTCGCTGACACAGCCAGAAATTGCGAACCTGCGGGACACGCATGGCAATGCCGATCTGTGGGTCATGCAGGTCGGAACATTCGACCGCTCACCGGCGGTGTTGCTCGCATCGCTTTAA